ATAAAAGAATTACTCCCATCATGATAAATTTGTAAATCAGAACCTGCTCCAAATATAACTTTATCATCATCGCCTAAGTTTATATTACCTGTAGTTGTCAGACCTGTAAGAGTTCCTAAACTTGTAATGTTTGTTTGTGCAGCACCTGTAACTGTAGCTGCTGTTCCTGATACATTTCCTGTAACATTACCTGTAACATTGCCCTCTAAGTTAGAAACCAAAGTGCCAACTGCATATCCTGTTCCAGAAGTGTTTACTGTAGTTGTTGGCTCGGCTTGTAAATCTTTAAATAGTTTAAACTTACCACTATCGGATGCATCTCTAAATAACCCTGCATATAAATCTTGTGATCCTGAAGTGTCATACAGACCATAAAAACCAATATCAACACTATCAGCACCACTATTAGCTTTTGCAAGTTTTATAAGAGGGTCTTCTACTTCTAAAGTTTCGGTATTTACTGTGGTTGTTGTTCCGTTGACTGTTAGATTACCTGCAATTGTTACATTGTCTGGCAATCCGATAGTTACTGTAGCTGTTTCACTTCCTGATCCTGAAACCTCTATTTCGTTAGTTGTACCTGCAACTGTAGCTACATAATTGCCTGTGGTATCTGTTCCCAGAGCCACGCTGTTTGCAGCTATTGTTGTTGATAAGGTTATATCACCTGTACCATCAAAATTGACACCAGAAGCAGTTACATCGCCTGACAATGCTATTGATCTTGCTGTAGCTAAAGCAGTTGCAGTATCAGCTACAACGCCTGATAGATTATTGATAAATGTGTTTGTAACTCTTGCATCTATAGCTGAATTTGCTCTTGCATCTGTAAAGTAAAGATTAGATGAGCCTTCTGATAAATCATCTGTATCGCCAGACAATCCACTTATAACTGGTGGTGTATAAGTAAATACACCTGTTGAACTGTTGTAAGCTATAGCACCATTACCACTTGCTGATCCTTCTGATCCTATGCTCAATGATCCTCTAGCTCTTGCATTTGTAAAATAAAGATTGCTTGAACCCTCACCAATATCATCACTATCAAAGGTATGTGATCCGCCCAAAGCTATAGCTTGAGAGTTTATGGTCACGCTTGAATTAGCAAGCTTGCTGTTTGCTATAGAGCCACCAAGCATAGAGTTTGTGATACCGCTTGCTTTAACTCTTAATGCATCTGAATTGATCTCTATTGAGGAATCATCAACACTTACTGCTAGGGTAACATCACCTGCAGTACCTCCGCCTGAAAGCCCATCTCCTGCAACAACACTTGTTATATCAGCAGAGTTTGTATTTGCAATTGTTAATGTACCTGCTGCATCATCATAAGAAAGACTTATACCGCTTCCTGCTGTGAGTAAGGAATTTACCTGATCGTCTACTCTTTCATTAGTAAAATATTTATTGCTTGACCCCTCACTAACAGAATCCGTATTAAATGATATATTTGCTGTACCATCAAAGCTAACACCATTTATTGTTCTTGCTGTTGCTAATGCAGTTGCAGTAGCACTATTGCCAGTTATATTGCCTGTAAAACTATTATCTGTTGTAAGACTAATACCTGTTGTTACCCATGCATCATTAGCAGCATTTCTTATTTTTAGAGTATTAGTTGATGTATCTATCCATATTTGTCTAGCAAAAGTTGTACTTGGTGACGATGCATTACTATTATTTGTAACAATAGCCAATAGGGCATTATTCAAATCTGCTCTAAATTCGCTTCCAATTTGGTTAGCTATGTTGTAATCATGTGTTGCCATACTTTGTCCTCATTTTAATTTTATACTTATGTAAAACATTTATCCATAGGGATTGCTTAAATCTATATCATCTTCTATTGATGATACAAAACCATTATCAGCATAGGTCAAAAGAGCATTTAGTTCCAATTCTCTTGTGTTAAAATGTGATGCTATCCAACCCTGCACAACACTATCATTGACATTTTCTATTTCAATAAAACTTGCATCAGATGTGTTTTTTGTTAAATAGTTAAAAGTTAAGCTTTGATCATCTACAGATACCGTATTACTTGAGTTTGCAGTTTCATATGCTGAGATACTGTAAATGACCTCAGAAACCAAAATTTTACCCTTATCAGTAACTTGTTTTGTTTTTATTGTTGTTGGTGTAAATGTTGCTGTATATTTTTTTAAGATAGCCATTTTAACTCACACTAAATTTAATAAATCTTGCATCAGCACTGCCGATTTGTACAGCGTTTGAATTTCCTTGTCCGTAAATAAATAAATTTACAGTACCGCTTCCAGTATATCTGAAAGCCAAAGGTATATTTGTTGTATCTGCACTTGATGTAAGTCTGCTCTCATCTAGCAAACCCATCATTTTTTCTAAGTCTGGCGTAACATATCTGAAAGGATTTGATGCATTGTCCGTAAGCTTTGTTGTGTCTGTGCCGCCTGTTGTTACTGTGGTATTAATTTGATTTGATGCACTTGCACCAAAAGTGCCATCAGAAAATAACATGCTAATAGTTTTTACTTGTCCAGTTCCACCGACAAGCCTTACATATCCAATATAGAAGCCTGCACCAGAGCCAACATTTGTTACGTGTGCATATCTTTTACTGTTGTTATTAAAATTACCAATTGAAGTGCCAGAAATTAATCCACCATTAGATGGCAAAACTAAATCAGTTACATTTATTCTATCTGCTGTTATTGTGCCTGCTTGTATATCACCTGCTTTTATTGGCTCATCTGAAACAGTAAAAGTTAAATCAGTTGATTCTGATTCTGTTCCAATCGTATTTATTGTAGTTACAGAAGCTACATAGTTTGATGCTTTTTTGATAAAGTTAAGATCAATTTTTGTATCATTAACAATTCTGTTATGAACTTCGTTGCCATTTGAATCAACAATTGCAACTCTAAACTCTTTTGATGGATAGGTTGCGGGGTTACTCCATGATAAAATAGGTCTGCCTGTTGCACTTGCATTGGTATCTGTAAAAGCCAAAGAAGTAACTTTTGCTGTCTCTGTGCCAGTTGGTAAAAGTGGTTCATCGCCTACATTTTCTGTGGTTGTACTTGCTTGCCAAGAGTAAATGTCTATGTATTCAAGCATCTGAACTGACACTAACCCATTGCTTAATAAGTCGATACTTTCCACTCTATATAAAGCACTAGATAAATTATAAGGAGAGTAAGTTATGTCTACAATATCCCCTGCTGTTAAGTTTAAAAGTATTGGAGTACCAATAAAAGCAATAGTTTTTTGATTTCTACTTCTCAATATAGCAGCTTTTGCCATATTATAAGCATTGTAAGGGTTTGTAATAAATGGAAGTTCAATAACAGTTTCTAATTCTTCACCACCATCATCATTAGCAAAAGTTGTAGTATTATCATTTTGCAATACAACTCTAGTATCTGCTTCATATTTTTTTTGTGCATTAAAAAATTTTGCAACAGCTTTATTAAGTTTGTTTGCTTTATCTTCATATTTAATTTTAATACCACTATTTATAATATGATCTTTGTTAATACTAAATGTTGATGATCCTGTATCCTCAACCAAAACGCTATATTTGCCGTCAATGTAGTTTAAAAAACCACGCATATTACTAAGTAAGTCTCTTGCATTTTCTAAAACAGTTTCATTAGTGTCTACAACACCATCGCACATAAATCTTCTTGTTTCTGTGAGAACAGAACCAGATTCATCTTCATACATAAACTTAGCAACCGCACTAGCACCACCATTTCCTGTATCAGAGCTATTTGCTTTAACTTCTGTAAGATCAAGGTTAGTTGCTTCAAAAGTAAAAGTATTTGCATCTGCAACTGAAGTTATAACATAAAGCTTATTTAAAACTGTTGCTGTTATGTTGCCACCTAAAGAAACTGCACCAGCAAATAAAACTTTATCATCAACACTAGCTCCATGAGAGCTACAAGTTACAGTAATAGTTGCGTCATTGTTTGTAGCTGAAAAAGTAACACTTTTGCTTATTTTTTCAGGAGGCGTGTCATCTGTATAAATTCTATATTTTGTATTTTCTGTATGTGGTGTAAATCTTTGCGGATCAATAACATCGCTTTTATCAAGAATAACTGTTCCACCACTATTCTTAATACTTATAAGCTCCCCACCTTTAACTTTTTTCCAAGTGGCTTTATCTACTTCTACAAAGTTTTGTCCTAGCGTTGTTGAGAAAGTAGCAGAAGAATATGAGCCACTATAATCAGGAACATCAACAACTGTATCTGCTGTATTTGCTGCTGTTTGAAATGATTGTAAATCTATTAAAGATGATCCTAAACCTTTCCCATAATCTCCATGTATGTAATCTAACAAACATAAAGCTGCATTATTAGACCACTCATAAGTAGTTGGATCGGCTATTCTATGCGATCCTGTACCGCCTGTTATCGAGCCATCCAGTCTTGGATCATAAAGTTTTCTCCCTTTAACAACTACTGTTAATTCAGGAACAGAAGTAAACATACCTCTAGCATCATATTGAAAAGATGCAGCAATGTAGGCAATACCTTTTAATTTATGAAGGCTTGAAAATTTTGCAGGTTGTGAAGCAGCAAGCATAGGATCAACAACTTGATCGTCTGCTCCGTGATGAGCATTAAAAACCATTCTATAAATTGCTGTAGGATCGCTACCTGATCTTCCATCATATCTTGGAGCTACGGAGTGAGTGCCAATTTGACTTACAGTATTTAATGATCCTGCACCACTAGATATTTTGTCTGATCCTGTATAAAAACCATCTCTAAAAACTGAAGTATCAGATAAAGGCACTCCATTAATTTCTATAGTATCTAATTCAATGGAATCAACCTCGCCCAAACATAAACCATAAATAACAAACAATTCTTTTGAGTTACCTGCATCCGTGTCCATATAAAGCAGAGTTGAGCCAACTCTTCTTCGTCCATAGATAATTGGTATTTTGCCACCCTCTGCTGTTTTAGTAGCTAATATATCTTGCCCTTGATCCTTAAGCTTTTGAACAGTCCTAAAATTCTTGATACCTGTGATTACAGTTATAATTGTGGCAATTATCTGTAGTGTTTGAAATATACCCACTTAACTACCCCATCTTATATCGGCTTTTGTAATATGTGCATACTCTAAACCTCTATCATTTATATCTATTAGTCTTTGTGAGTTATCAGTAAAGTGCCTTCCCTTTTTTAAGTTCCAATTAGACCAATGATTAGAGCAAGTTACAGTAATTTTAGACTCTGAATTTGATTCACTTACTTCTACATTTTTTATGTTGCCTGAAAAGTATGTAAGTGCATCAATAAAAGTTTCATTGCTGTCAAAAAAACCAAGATAAATGTTGACTGTGTTATCAATATAGTTTTGATCGTCAAATACTGATATTAAGGTTGAATTTATATTTGATAACTCTATAGATGTTTCTTCTACTTTTAGCTCTCCTGTTTCTGGTGTTGTGCTGACTGATATTATTTCACCAGAAGATGTATAAGTATTAGAATCATAAGTTACATCAAATTGATTATCGGTTAATCTAAATACTGTTGATGTATTTATTTCAAGTAAAAAGCAAAATGTATTAGTAGGATTTGCTAGTTGCGTAAGTAAAGATGAGCTTAAGTTTCTTGACATTATTCAATGCACTCTCGCAAAGAAAAATTATAGTAGTAAAGACCACTAGCATCAGTGGTGTAACCGACATCGCCTGTTAGATACACGGAGTAAGCTGGCTTATTAAGTGTTACTGCTTCATCGTTTGCTAAATCTGCAATCAATGGTGGCTGTATATTTATAGTTACATCTGTTGATCCGCCAACAGTAGCTTCTGCGTTTGCTGCGTCTGCTGTTATCATATAAACCTTATCGTGATTAGTAAATTTTATAACATCACCTCGCTTTAAAATATCACCAGAAACAGAAGTGAAGCTAAAATTTTCGAGAAGTATTGATGAAACTCCAGCAGTATGAGCGCCATCTACTTGTGCTGTTACATTTGCCAACCCTGCTTCTGCCCTTGTTCCAGCACTACCCCTGTTGTGTTCTGGATGAGTAAAACTAAATTTTTCAAAAGAACCTTGTTGCTGTTGTAAAAAACCATAGACACCAAGACCATCATTTTTATTTAGTGGTGGCAAGCCTACTTCTAATGTCCAATATTGAGAGCCATATTTTCTTGTTACTCTTTTGCCTGATACAGATTGATTTATAAGTGTTGGTCTGTTGTTAATAACCTGAAATGATCTTGGTAATATTGTTGTTGGAAAAGTGCCTGACATTATACTACTCCCATTTTACCTCTTGAGTTATAAGCTTGATTAACCATGCTTATAATCATATTTTTTCTTGTAGCAAGCAGTTCATCAAAACCTGCTGCATCTACTGTAGATATGTTAAAGTTTACGGTAGCACCCATGCCCTGTCCTTTTGTGTGATCTATAACTGTTTCGTTGGGATGCAGTATTGCAGGGAAGCCGCCACGTCCATCCAAGCCGCCTGATCTTGCGCCCATGCCTGTATATCCTCCGCCTTCCAATATTGGTAGTCTTGGTCCTACAGTTCCATCCCTAAAGAAATTTCTTCCAAGTTTTCCACCGCTTTTAAAATGATCAATAGTTGATCCAAAGGATGCAAACAAACTATCTATAAATAGCTTTTGTATAGCAATTCTCATTAATTCATCAACAACTGCTGTTGCAAAATCTTTGAAACTAGCCTCACCAGTTTTAAGAAAATCCATAGTTAGATTTGTTATACCATCATAAGTCTTTTTAAATACTCCTTGCAATTCTTCTTGCATAGTTTTTATTGATGTAAAGAAGTCTTTATAACCTTTTTCTGCATCTGCAAAAAATTGTTCTAATGCAGATGGTATACCAAAACCTGTTGCACCATCTTCTTCTTTTGCGTTAGGATCACGACCAAGCAATAAATCCATTATTGATCTTCTTTCTACTTTTTCAAAAATCTTTTTCTGTGCTTTATTAATTGCATCTGTTGTTTCAAGGATTGCTTCTGTAAGCTCGCTTTGTTTGGGAGTCATACCTTCAAGTAAACCCATTTCTGGCAAGTTTCCTATACCTAATTTGTCCTTAATTCTTTTTGGTATGGTGTCAATTAAGCCATTTATTAATCTTATCTTTTCATTAAAACTTTCTACTATAAATTCCAACATTCCTCTAAATGCTTTTTGTATTGGAATTACAACAGTTCTTTCAATAAATCTTACAGTCATTAAAAAAACAAGTTTTATTTTTAGACCAGCTATCTCGAATGTGTTAGCAATTTGTTGTCCGATTACAAAAATTTCATCCCTAAATATATACATAGCACTTAGAGCTATACCTGCCGCTACGCCTAAAGCGGTAAACGGATTTGCCATTGCAAGAGCAAACATACTTTTTGCAGCTTTAATCGCTGCTACAGACAATAACCCTAATGATGGTATTAAAATAAAATCCATATTATTGGCAAACTTAGATATAGCAACCGCAGCACCAGAAAATCCTTGACTAAATTCTTCTATATCGCCAATTATAAATTGAAAATTGTTACGCAAAGCAACGCCAGCCTGCCCTAATGTCATAGGCATTTCTTTTATTAATTCGTTAGTTTCTTCAAAACCTTGTATAAGAATTGGCATAACAACTTCTGCTGTTAATTTACCAGCATGACCAAACTCTCTGAGTTCACCAACAGTCATGTTTAAACCATCAGCAAGCATCTTAGTCAAAATGGTGTTGTTTTCCATAACTGATCTAAGCTCATCACCTCTTAGTGTTCCAGAAGCCAAACCCTGCGCTAACTGTCTTGCAGAGTTATTTGCTTCTTGAGCATGTGAACCAGCGATAATAAAAGTATTTGCAACCATTTGTGTTGCTTTGGCTACATCTAACTGTGTAGCTCCTAGATGTTCTGTGGCTAAAGATAATCTAGTAAATAACATAGCAACCGCATCAAAATCAGACCTAGACTCAATTGCAATTCTTTTCATATGATCCATTGCTTTAGCAGTCTCTTCTACTGATCCTGTAAATGCCTGCATCCTGTTACGGACACCTATCATAACATTACCAGCTTCTACAATTTCTCTAATACTAAAAGCACCAATAATGGTGTTTCTAAGTGTCTTTAATGATTCGTTAGCTTTTTTAGTGCTTTTGCTAAAGCTATTGAAAGCCTTTTTAGACTTGTCATTACCAAATATATTAAAATGTATGTCTGACTTTTTAAGTGCTGCCACTTCTTTCTTCCTTTATTTCATGATAAGCAAGCCATCCTTGAAACTCCTCTACAGTCATTCTTTCGATTTCGTATAAAGTCTTTCCTAGCTTTTCAGCTAATGCATATTTTATGTATAGCTGCTCATCTTTTATTACTTTTTTTTAACTTCTTCCTGTGAAACATTATTCATCATCTCAGTAGAAATTCTAATCAATACATCTCTATCTACCCTCTCCAATAAGGTTTGCTTATCGGCAATAGTAAACAACTTTTCACCAGCTTCATCTAGTGCTTTGTAAATTAATACATAAGCTAGAAGCTGTACATCATCATCTTTTGCTAATCTCATAAATTTAGAAGTCTCTGAAAGAGTTATGGGTTTGCAGTAAATCTTTAGCGGATTATCTTCATCCTCACCCCATTCAGGGACTTCTATAATTCTTGTATCAAGACTATCAAAATGTTTTTTTGCGTTATCTATTGCTGACATGATTAATAAGTAGTAGTTGTTAAGCCACCTGTTCCCTGAACAGTAATGCTTGACTCTACTAAACCATCAAAAGATGCTGATACAGATTTTGCAGTCACAAGAGCAGTCCCAGTAATTTTTACTGCTCCGCTTCCTGTGCCTTCAGGAGCAAAATTAAGTGTTACAGATGATCCTACAGATAAAGCTGTTTGTCCGTTTGCATCGGTATCATCATATAAAACATCAACTGAGCCACTAAAATCCTTAATAGAAACCAAGTAAGTCTTTGATGCATCACCCATGCTTGTATCTTCTACAACATCGGTTGTTTCATCAATACTATAACTTCTTATCTCAGCTATATCGTTACTTCCAACTTGAACAGTACCGCCTTTTCCTAAAAATGTTGCCATAGTTATTCCTCGTTTTTAGTTTTAGAAGAAGATTTAACTTTATCTTTCGATAGGATTGCTTCTTCTTTCCAACCCTTACTCTTTAAATACTCTACACTATCAGGGTGAGCATCTATAGAACTTTTGCCATTTGGACTAATTAATTTCATAATTTTCCTCGTTAAACTGCCACATCAGGATTAGTTTCCTTGACATGATAAGTTGTTAAAAATGTAAGCGAAACATAGCCCATAGGCTGTTCGCCTTCCGCATTGAACTCTATTTCTGTTGATTCTAAAAAAGTATCTTTTGCAAGACCACCTAATGTAGTATCAGCAGCAATAGCTTCTTCAACTTCTTTGCATATTGTATCAATTATATCATCAAAATTAGTAGTGCCTTTAGCATAACCTTCTACAACCACGCTTAAATCTCTTTGCATAACTCTATCAGTATGCATTACCAATGGCTCTGATGTTTCTGATTTTGTGTAAATTACCAATGCTGGAAGAGTGTCTAATGGATAAACTCTTGACTCATGCACTCTTGTTCCTGTTGTTGTTAAATTATTTAGATTAGTGCCAAAGTATTCTCTTATTTGTTGTCTTACATGATTAGCCATTACACTTCCTCAAGAATAAGAGATGAAAAACCTGTGCGATCTTTTTGTACATTGACAATAGTATAGTTTTGAGCAGCTTTAAGTGTATTGCCGTTTACATCTTTTATAGCTTCAACATTTAATGTATCTCCAAAAGATGCGTTTGGAACATCGACACTTCTAGCATGAGCAGTTGGCTTCAAAGCCTCTAATCCAATTCCTTCATCTTGTAATATATATTCATTATTTAATATTATGCTTATAGATTTAGAAGTGCCTCCTCTTGTATAGGTTGCGCCTACACCATGCCCAAAATCTTTATCTAAATAATTAAGCATATCCGCCTCTGTTTCTAATCTATATTGACTCATTGTTTTTGTAAAACTAATGAGACCAAGCCTGTATTATCAGGCTCAACTATTTTTACTAAAAATGTAGTTGCTGCAACAAGTGTATTACCCTGATCTGTTGTTATAGCATCTACTCTTAATTCATCATTTTCTGATATAAATGGAACGTCTGTAGCTTTCACTACTGCTCTTGGCTCAAATCCATCCACATCAACAGTACCGCCACCGATACCAAAATATTCCTGATCTATAATTAAATTTATTATTTTAGTAGCACCATCATCAATAAAGCTCATAGTATCTATTAATGGAAAATCATCAAAGAAGTTCTGCTGTTTTTCAATAAAAGTACCTGTAACACCATGACCTGTTGTGGCTTCTACATAGCTCGAAAAATCAGCAGCACTCTCTAATGGCATTATTTTTTACTTCTTTTTTTAGGTTTAGGAGTTTCAGATTTTTCTAATCCTACGCTTCTATTAGTTTCTTTTTTTGGCTTGCCTTTGTATTCTTCAGCTTTACCATAACCAACCAATGATCTACCTTCATCAATAGGTAATTCAACAACATCACCTGCTTTAACTTT